AAAATCTTATGTAACTCTGCTGATGAACCTACAAACAAAGCCTGTTTAATATTTGTACTTGTCTTATTAGGAACATCTTTAAGTGTTTTAAGTTTACCTTGTAAGTCTTGTAATTTATCTACTGTGTCAGCAACTTGTTTAATTAAATTACCTGCAACTTCATAAGCACGAGGATGTTGACTTTCGTTTGCAATATCAAGTATACCTTGAATTGCGTCTTGGCCTCGTTCTATAAGATTATAATAATTTTCTCTACTATATTTGTAATCATTATCTACGTCTTCCTTATCCTTATCTTCTACTCTAGGAACAGGAGGAGTGTATTCTTTTTTAATTAATTGTTTAGTAGCAGGTTTTTCTTCGGTAGATATACCAAGCGCTTCATTTATTTTGTCGTCTATACTCATAATCTTTATTCATCACCATCAGTTGCTGGGTTATAATTTTTAGCGTCATCAAAGGTACTTATAGTAGTTGTAAATCCAAAGTCATCATTTGCGTCTGCTGATGTTGGATTAGGAACCACAACAATTCGTTCCTGTCTTTTTTCATCGCCGTCTGTGTCGGTATACATATCTGTTTGTGTTTCTTTAATAATTCCTTTAGAATAAATTGGTCCATACAAATAAGTTTTAGCAGTAAATCCCATTGTATAGTTTACAGCACGTCTTTGTGTAAATGAGCCGTCATAAGAGTCTTCATAATTTACACTATTTAAAGTTATGGGAACATCTCTTTTAATACCCATATTTGGTATTGCATTTATTGTAACTGTATAGTCTGGTTGAAAGTATGGTAAAATTTGTTCTACTATTTGTAAACCACCTTCAGCAGTTGCTGTAAAAGCATATAAATTAAAACTTATATTATAGGGTACAGGATTATATTGATAATACATTTTTGAAGCATCTGAAGTATTTACAGCTTTAAACTTTCCTACTCTTTGTAATTTACGAGAGGCATCATAGTTAATACCAGATATTTCAAATCCCATACGAGGCAAAGTAATTGCCATTTCTCTATTATCTAAATTTGCCTGTTGGTCTAATCGTGTTAAAAACTTTTCTTTTGGTGAGTATGCTAATGGTACTCTTATTTTTTGAATAACATCGCCATCACTATTTGTTCTATGAATAATAATATTATTAAAAATTGTACCAAAGGCAACAACAACTTTTCTTAATGACTCATGGTAAAATCGTCTTCCAAACATTAAATACTTTCCTCATCTACTTCACCAAAAGGATTTCTTTCTGTAAAGTCTAATATATCATCTGCTGTATTTTCTGTACCAAAACCTGCGTCTGAGTCGTAAGTATCATTATCAGCATAATCTCTTGTTTGTGTTGATAAGTTAAAGTTATCTGTTTCTAATTTAAAGAAATCAACATTACCTAAAGTAGTATCTGTTGATTCAAGTAATAGACTACCAGAAACAGCAGTACCTTCCTCTAATGTAATTTGATGTTGTAATAAGTCTGTAGATAAACTTGTTTCAGTATCATCAATAACAGGAACACCTGTGTCAAATTTTTCAGCACTATATTCAAATCTAGTCGCTTTTAATTTATAAACTGGCAAATTTCCTAATTGAAAGAATGGCTCTTGGTCTTCAACAAACTGTATTTCAAAAAAACTATTCATCAAAGGAACATAAACTAAATCTCCCTCATTAGGTCGACCTTCTTTTATAAGAGTAGCAGAATTATCAACTTGATTTTGCCAACGTCTTTTTGCAATCATAAACGTTGTATCTTCTCTTATTTCTAAACCAAATTTAGAAACTAATTCTTGTTCACCTGCAAATCCTTCAGTTGTTTCAATATACATTTCTAATAGATATGAGTCATCAAATTTAGAAAGTGTATCTTCTCCTAAAACTAAATCTTTATTAACTAATGTTCTTGGTAAATAATAACAGTCATGGCCGTAGATTTTTAAGCCTTCGATAATTAAATCTTCGTGTAATCTTTTTTCAGAATCACTTCCGATTCCGTTTCCACCTTGAAAATAATGATTGACTGCCATATCATTATCCTATCATATATGTTACAGGCGTTTCGTATGTGCCTCTTATTTCTTCTTCTAATTTTCTTATGTCTTCTTGTGCCTCTGAAAATAACTGTTGACCGTTTAGTGATACTCCACCAATCATAGTCACACCATTAAATTTTGAAAGGTTTGCACCCCATTGTCTTTTAAATAAAGCCGTAGCATATCTTTTTAAATAGATGTCATTATAAACATCTGTCATAACTGTGGGATCTAATTTTCTAAAACATTCAATAACAAGATATTCACCTACAGATATATCATTTTTCCAATCCATATCTACAAATAGTTTATTGTTGTACTGATTAAATCTAATAGGTTTTTCACCTACAAGTACATGATCTAAAAAATCTAAATGTTTCATTACCATGTCATAGTGAATAATTGAAGATGAAGAAAAATCATACAAGTCATTCAATCTTAATTGGTATCTTATATCAAACATATTCTGATTGCCCCTATTAGAAAGAGGGAATATTCTAGTTACTGCTAATACAGCTTCAGGAACAACAATGAAATTGTTTGCTTCAGACCATGTAGTAGTCACAGAATTTTTAGTTACACTTGAAGATGTATCACCGTCAGGTGATTTAATTCTATCTACATCTGCTTGTGTTACTTGATATTTAAGATATGTTCTTTCAACACCATCATAGTGATATTGAGCAAAATACTGTAACGCTTCATCCAATCTGTCTTCTAATTGATCATCGTCCACGTTAATTTCAATAACGGGTTTTCCTAATGTTCTTAAAGCGTATTGTTTTAATTGTTCTCTACTTGCTGGGTTAGCCATAAATCCTCTTATATTACGCTACTATTTATAAGAATAGTAAAGTATTAACCAAGAGCGATGGCTTGTGCGATAGCGAAAGGTTGTGTTGCAACAGTTTGACCTGAAACTTGTAAAGAACCAGTTACATTAAGTGCTGAACCTTCAATATATGATTGTATATCACTTGCAAGTACATATTTTTCAGTACCTCCATCTGATATAGCAAATTTATCTGCGTCAACTATAGTTGTTCCAGAACCATCAGTCATTCCATCAATATTTAAAACTGCTTCAACGTTACCATATTCTAAAGCAGTTCCTCCTGAATTGACTTTTAAAACTTGTCCTGCAGAACCTAAAGCTGCTAAACCAGTTCCACCAAATCCGTAATCTACGAACTCACCTGATTGAAATTCAGCAAGACCAGTGGCATTACCGTCTCCGTCAAATACTGTTCTTATAGGTGTTTTTGCTGCCATATTTTATCTCCTAATTCTATTTATATGTTTTTTGCATTTAAAAATTAAATAAACTTACTGCCCCAGCGTTACTTCCTGTAGATAATAAAAACGTTTGATTACTAGTAAATACACTTGAAGTAGTTGTTGCTGAAAATTTAAAAGTAGCTGCGGCAGTAACTAAACCGCCTGTATTTGTAAAGAAAGACACATTTCTTACAGCAACACCTGTTGTTGCATCAGCGGCTGCAATTGTATCAGTACCAACTTTTGATCCTGATGGTAAAGTCGCACCAGAAGCTGATATAAGAATTTGACCTGTACCATCTCCTGAAATTGTAGCACCTGCAAGGTCAATTGTGTTTCCTGATAAGTATAAATCTTTCCATCTTCTATTTGGAGAACCTAAATCATAAGTTATATTATCTAAAGGTTCTAAATTTGAAATAAATCTGCCATTTACAGTAATAGTATCTTCAGTTGAGTCACCTGAATTAACTCCTAATGTAATATTTCCTCTTAAAGTAGAAGTACCAGATACGTCTAAATTACCTGTTGCTGTAATAGCACTTGCTCTAATATTTGCGTCTGTTATTGATAAGTTTCCTGTACTTGCACCTGTAAAAGTTCCTGTACCAAAAGCAATCTCATCTTCAGATTCGTCATACCCAATAAATACGTTGTTGTCATCACCTCTTTCAATTACTACTCCAGCATCACCTGTAGCAGAACCTGTACGACCATTTCCTAATTCAAGTAAAGTATCTGAAACAACTGTGTTAGTTGATGAAATAGTAGTGGTTGTTCCGTTTACAGTTAAATTTCCTGTAACTGTTAAATTGTTTCCAACAGTAACGTTGTCAGGCAAACCTACCGTTAAAGTATTACCTGAAACTGATGTTTCAATTTCGTTTGAAGTTCCTGAAACAGTTAATGTATCTGATAATAATGATACACTAATATTTGTAGAACTATCATCGGCAAGTGTTAAAGTAGTGGCAACAGAAGCACTACCTGCAGCTGTTAATCTACCTTGTTGGTCAACTGTAAAAGTTGGTATCGCTGTAGCAGAACCATAACTACCTGGTGTTACTGCTGTATCGTCTAAATCTATTGAAACTGTATTATCAGTAATTGTAGTTGTGATACCTGTTAAACCAGAAAAAGTTAATGTTTCACCTGTCGTATATGTATCTGTACCACTATCACCTGCAAGTGAGATAGAAGATGATATACTAGCAAACTCTAAACCACTAGCACCACTATTTACAACAATTGCTTGTCCAGCAGTACCTAAAGATGATAAACCAGTACCACCTGAAGTTACTGGAATTGTATCGCCTGATTGATATTCTGCTATACCAGTGGGAGTTGAACCACTATATACTAATCTTATTGGTGTTTTATCTGCCATTTTTAAAACCTATATGCTGGGTTGTTATCATCAAAAGTTGTATTACTTACAGCTGAAGTAGAAAGACCACTAGTGTTTGTGTAAACTTCGGCAAATACATTTCTTTCTGTATTTGCTGCAAAAGCAAACTGTGTATTTGGTGTTGATATTCCTCCAGATGCTGTAAAAATATCAACTTGTTGTTTTAAGTCGTTTGTAAAAAATACATCTTTAAAAGATTTTGCTAAAGTACCTAAATCGTATGTTTCATCTGTAGTAGGAACTATATTTGACGAAACACTTGTGAAATCAGCTGTATCAGCATTTGCCAATTCAACTATACTATCACCACTATCTCTAACATAAATTTTTTGGTCAGCTGAATTAATAGCAACTTCACCTACAGCTAAATCACTTGTTGTAGGTACGGAACTTGCCGTTTCACTTCTTTTTAATTTTATAATAGTTGCCACTATTAATCTCCTAAATTAATATTATGAGTAAGTTCCACCATCAATTTCAGTAACACTAACAGCACCTGATGTAACTGTAAAGTTATCTGAACTAAATGAAGCAACACCTTTGTTTGAAGTAGTTGCTAATTCAGCTGCAATAGTAATTGTACTACCAGAAGCAGTTGTATCAATACCTTCTCCAGTTAAAAACTA